GCCAAGTTCTCCGAATCGCGCGCTCGTCTGGTGTTTACCACAAGTGTCCTATTGGCGTTTCGCCTGCATACCGACCGACATTCACACGCGTACTTTGCAACGCGTGACCTACCAAGACGCAACCCGCCCCGGCTGGAACTCCATAGTTTCAGTCAAGGGTGACGCGTTGACTATCAGTCTTGGTAGAGAGGATGCTGACAACTGCATCCGTATACCGAAGAACGACTATGACATGCTTATGGGCCTGTCTAGTGCTCAATCGGTTACATCCAGAATGATCGGATTGAAGTTCCATGATCCTAGTGTCATGGCAACGTTCGCCCAGTACTACTCTGGGAAGGAAGCAAGCGTCGCCACCCCGGACCGCATCGGACGACCGATACAACCCAAAGTCCACTGGCCAGCCCACTATGAAGTGGATGAAGCTGCTGTCAGTTCTCGCGCATATGCGACCCCATTGGTCAGTGACGAAAACATGCTGCCAATGATAAAGAGGTGGGAAACACTCTCCCTCTCGCTTGACCGCCGCGTCACCATGCAACGTAATGACAAACAACCTTCCAAGCGGATTCGTAGCTATGCTATAGAGTTCGTTAACTTGGTTGTGCCTGAACATGGCGTCGGTGTCCCTCATTCTTTGGAGGACACCGCCGAAATGCTCAACAAACCGAGTCAGACCCTTGCCATCAAGCAGGTCTGGGAAACAGTTGACATGGAACCACGCCGGTTGATCGAAGCCTTCGTCAAGAATGAACCAACGATGAAGGCCGGTCGCATAATTTCATCATTTGCCGACATGCGATACCTGTTGAAGTTTTCCACATTCACACTGGCCTTTCGAGACCAAGTGCTGCACGCTGAGCACAATGCCCACTGGTTTTGTCCAGGTTTGACTCCGGTCGAGCTATCGGACAAGGTAGTGGAGTATGTTCGAAGCGTTGGTCGCCCTTCCGAGGGTGACTACTCGAATTTCGATGGCAGCGTCAGCCAGTGGCTTCAACGACACGTAATGAACGCGTTGTACTTGCGGTACTTCAACAACAGAAGCCGCAAAGAGTTGCAGTCCTACACCGACATGCTCATCTCCTGCCCCGCACGTGCGAAGCGATTTGGCTTCGCCTACGAGGCAGGATATGGCGTGAAGAGTGGGTCACCCACCACCTGCGACTTGAACACCTGTCTCAACGCCTTCTTACAGTACACCGCAGTCCGCATGACAACGCCCGAGCTCACGCCTGAGGAAGCCTTCCGCTCGATCGGACTGGCCTTCGGCGACGATTCTCTCTTCGAGGAAAGATTTGCGAGTAATTTCTCCAAAGCTTCCCGCGAAGTAGGGATGTCCCTGAAGGTCGAGAGTTACGATCCAGAGAGAGGCATCACGTTCCTCGCGCGTGTCTTTCCTGACCCCTTCACCACCAACACCAGTTTCCAGGACCCCCTGC